CCAGGAACAACTATTCCACTTGATGGATATTTTAAAGGTATTATTACAGAAGTTGGTACTAATCAAATTTCAACTAAATTAGTAAGTCGCGTTTCTGCAGCAGGAACAGAGTATGCGATTGATTATCAGCAAAACGGTACTTTTGCATTACCAAATACTGGAAATGTTGCAATTCATACAAATGGACAACCATTATCATATGGCAATTTAAATTACACTGGAGAACTTGATTGGTTTGAAGAACAATCAATTACTCTTTCAAATGGTTCAATTAACTGGGATACGATTGCAAATCGTCCATCAACTTCTGCATATGCTGCAGCAAGATCTTCAAGATTTGACGAAGTTCATGTTGTAGTCATTGATGATGCTGGAACAATCACCGGTAATGCGGGAACAATTCTTGAAAAGCATCTGTCACTCTCAAAAGCAAAAGATGCAGAATTTTCGGTAGGAAGTCCTTCCTATTGGCGGAAGTATCTTTATAATGCTTCAACTTATCTTTTTGGTGGATCACAACCTGTTGGTGTTGTAACCACAGGATTTAGTGGAAATGGAAGTGCTCAGTTTGAACTCAATAGTGATACTGATTGGGATCAAGATGCTCAAGGTGTAATTTTTGCTGGAGCAGGATCAAATACTTATACATTAGGTGGGGGTCTTAATTATGGTGGTAAAACCAATTTAACCGCTACAGGATCTTTAACTTCTGGTCTTGATGATATTATTAGTGGTTATACATTATTTGAAAATACTGAAAATTATGCGGTTAATTTCATTTTAATGGGATCAGCAAACTACGCTAAAGAAACCGCACAAGCACTTGCTACTAAATGCATTCAAGTTGCTGAAACTAGAAAAGATGCTATTGCATTCATTTCACCATACAGACAGGCATTTTTAGTTGATAACACTGCAGGAACAGTTACTGTAAATGATGAGGATCAAATTACTGAAAATGTAACCGGTTTCTACTCACCAATTACATCATCAACATATGCCGTATTTGATAGTGGATATAAGTATATGTTTGATAGATTTAATAATACATTTAGATATGTTCCCCTAAACGGTGATATTGCTGGAACTTGTGCCAGAAATGATATCAATCAATTCCCATGGTTCTCTCCTGCAGGTACATCCAGAGGAACAATTCTAAATGCAGTTAAACTTGCCTATAATCCAGGAAGATCTCAAAGAGATAAACTCTATTCAAATAGAATTAATCCAGTAATCTTCTCACCAGGATCAGGTATTATTCTGTTTGGTGATAAGACTGGATACGGTAAGTCATCTGCATTTGATCGCATTAACGTTCGCAGATTGTTTATCTATCTTGAGAATGCAATCTCGGCTGCTGCAAAAGATCAACTCTTTGAATTCAATGATGAAATTACAAGAACTAACTTTGTAAACATCATTGAACCCTTCCTTCGTGATGTTCAGGCAAAGAGAGGTATCTTTGATTATGTAGTTGTTTGTGATGAAACAAATAACACTGCAGCAGTTATTGATGCAAATGAATTTGTTGCTGATATCTACATCAAACCAGCAAGATCAATCAACTTTATTGGTCTTACCTTCGTAGCCACCAGAACTGGTGTTGCTTTTGAAGAAGTAATCGGAAACGTCTAATTAACCTAGAGGTAACAAACTATGGCAACTAGAAATCAATTAAATCCACCTCCTTTAAGAAAGATTACTGACTTCAAAAGTAAGTTAACTGGTGGTGGCGCTCGCCCTAATCTATTTGAAGTTGAATTAGCATTTCCAAGTTCAGTAAATGTTGCTGGACTAAATGATATTCTGCAAAAAGCAAGGTTTCTTGTTAAAGCAGCACAACTTCCTGCATCAAATGTAACTCCAATTGAAGTTCCTTTTAGAGGAAGAACTTTAAAAATTGCAGGAGACAGAACATTTGATACTTGGACAGTTACAGTTATTAACGACACCGATTTTGCAATTCGTTCTGCTTTTGAAAAGTGGATGAATACAATTAATCGTGTTTCGGATAACACTGGTCTCACAAACCCAGCACTTTATCAAGCAGATGCTTTTGTTTATCAACTTGATCGTAGTGGAGAAACTTTAAGACAATATCATTTCTATGATGTTTTTCCAACACAGGTAACTCCTATCGAACTTTCATATGATGCACAAGGAATTCAAGAGTTCCAAGTTGAACTTCAAGTTCAGTGGTGGGAAGCAGTTCGTGGTAACGGCGCTGCAGCAGGTGGTGAGAACATTAACTAAATAGAATATGTCGCAGAGTTAAATTTATAATATGGCAAAACTTTTTGGTTTTTCTATTGAGGATACAAATCCAAAATCACCTTCAGTCGTATCCCCCGTTCCTCAAACTAATGAGGACGGGGTTGATAATTATATTGCTAGTGGATTTTATGGTCAATATCTTGATATTGAAGGTGTTTATCGTTCGGAACATGATCTAATTAAAAGATATAGAGAAATGGCATTACACCCAGAGTGTGATAATGCCATTGAAGATGTTGTGAATGAAGCAATAGTAAGTGATCTTTACGATTCACCAGTAGAAATTGAATTATCAAATTTAAATGCAAGTGATAAATTAAAAAAGAAAATTAGAGAAGAATTTAAATATATTAAAGAAATTTTAGATTTTGATAAAAAATCCCATGAAATTTTTAGAAATTGGTATGTTGATGGAAGACTTTATTATTTAAAAGTTATTGATGTTAAGAATCCACAAAATGGGATACAGGAACTTCGTTTCATTGATCCAATGAAAATGAGATTTATTCGTCAAGAAAAAAGAACGAATAAAAAAGATTATATTAACTATAATAAATCTTCCGAAGAGCAAAAGTTTTTTAGTCCAGAAATTGAAGAATATTTTCTTTATACACCAACTCCAAATTATCCTACAGGAATGATTTCTGGAGGAGCTTCTCAAAAAGGTGCTGTAAAAATTGCAAAAGATTCCATTACTTATGTAACGTCTGGTCTTGTAGATAGAAATAAAGGAACTGTTCTTTCTTATCTACACAAAGCAATCAAAGCTCTCAACCAATTGAGAATGATTGAAGATTCTCTGGTTATTTACAGATTATCACGTGCTCCAGAAAGAAGAATTTTTTACATTGATGTTGGAAATCTTCCTAAAGTAAAAGCAGAACAATACCTCAAAGAGGTTATGTCTCGTTATAGGAATAAACTTGTTTACGATGCGGGAACTGGAGAAATACGTGATGATCGCAAATATATGAGTATGTTGGAAGATTTTTGGCTTCCAAGAAGAGAAGGTGGTAGAGGAACTGAAATCACAACCTTACCCGGTGGTCAAAATCTTGGAGAACTTTCCGACGTTGAATATTTTCAGAAAAAACTTTATAGAGCATTAGGTGTCCCCGAATCTAGGATTGCAAGTGATGGTGGGTTTAATCTTGGTAGATCATCAGAAATATTAAGAGATGAACTTAAGTTTGCCAAGTTTGTTGGAAGACTGAGAAAGCGTTTTGCAAACATGTTTAATGATATGCTTCGATCGCAGCTTATTCTTAAAAATGTAGTTTCCCCAGAAGATTGGGATGTGATGAGTGATCATATTCAATATGATTTTCTATATGATAACCAATTTGCAGAACTTAAAGAATCAGAATTAGTAAACAATAGATTAGCAACTTTAGCAACTATTGAACCTTATATTGGGAAGTATTTTTCAACTGAATATGTTCGTAGAAAAGTTCTTCGCCAAACAGATTCTGAAATGATAGAAATTGATGAACAAATTGAAGATGAAATTAAAAAAGGCATTCTTCCAGATCCTTCGCAATTGGATCCTATTACAGGAGAACAATTACCTCAAGGTGGAGATCAAATGACTGGATATGGAACTGAAGGTATGGGTCAGGATGGCATGTCAATGGGTGATGTTCCTCAAGAACCATCTTTAGATCAACAAACCGCCGATATGCAAAAGCAATTTAATAAAGATTCCAAAAAGGCAGAGATATAAATAATTTACATACACATATCAAATTTTATGGAAGATATTATTAATTTGATTGCGACTGATGCGTCACCTGCTGAAATTAGCGATGGCATTAAAAGTGCTTTGTTTGCAAAGGCAGCAGAAAGAGTTGATGGTATGAGACCACTTGTAGCATCGACTATGTTTAATGAAACTGAAGAAGAAACTGCCGAGGATCAAGAATAATGGCAATTAAAATTGTTCAAAATGTAAATCGTATTTCTCCAACAGTATCAGTAGCTGCAACTAGTAATCCTATTGCATTGAAAAGTGGATACATAAGAGTCTCTACCGGAGACACAGGAGTTTATGTCGAAATTGGATCAAATCCAATAGTAACTACAAACTCGTTCCATATTCCACCATATAGTGCTGAGGTTATAAAGGAGAGAATTGCTAAACAAAGAATTGCTGGCATTACAACTGGGACAACAACATTAATTACTTTCCCAGAAAATGCTGGGCACTCATTTTCATTAGGTGATTATGTGACAATTGAAAATGCTCAACCAGTTGGTCTCAACACTATACACCAGGAAGTTACGGTAGTAACAGATTCTTCAATTACACTTTCAGCAAATACATCATCAGTTGTTGGCGTAATCACTGCATCCAATGCAACGGTTTCTAGAAGTGTAAAAGTTGGAACGCTTGCAGCAAATAATGTAGCGAACGTAAGCATTACAGAAATAACCCAATTAGTTTCCGAATAAAATGAAACTCATCACAGAAGAAATTTCAAAGGTAGAATTTATTACCGAAGGAAAAGGTTCCCGAAAGAAAATGTATATTGAAGGTGTTTTCCTTCAAGGTGATATTTGCAATCGCAATGGAAGAATGTATCCAATGGAAACTCTTTCCCGTGAGGTAAAGAGATACACGGAAGCATTCGTTAATAAAGGTCGTGCTCTTGGAGAACTGGGTCATCCTGATGGTCCAACTGTTAATTTAGATCGTGTTTCTCATAAAATTGTTTCTCTTACTCAAGAGGGAAATAATTTCAGAGGTAAAGCACAACTGCTTGAAACTCCAATGGGTAAAATTGCAAAGTCTCTAATTGATGAAGGAGTTTGCCTCGGAGTTTCTTCTCGTGGAGTTGGTTCTCTTAAAATGACTAATGAAGGTCATAAAATTGTCGGTGAAGATTTTATGCTTGCAACTGCAGCAGATATCGTTGCCGATCCTTCTGCACCTGATGCTTTTGTTCAGGGAATTATGGAAGG